TACGTATTCCAACGCCTTAGACAAAAGGCGCGACCTGGTGGACTTCGCGTTTAGAAATTACATGTCGATCATTGAACAAAGGTTAAGTTTTGCGGATTTTACCCCTGCTGGAAATCGTGTGTCGTTTGATTTGGACGACTTCCTTCGTGGCAATCCTTATGAGCGTGCCCAGGTTTACGAAATCTTAAATCGAATCGGCGCAATGTCGGTCGAAGAAATACGCGAGGAAGAAGACATGTTGCTATGAAAAAAGTCATCACACCCATGCAAATTACTGCGGCCGATTCAAACAGTCGCACAATTTCTGGGCGCATTGTTACGTTCGAAGAAACAGGCAATGCGTCAATCGGCAAGGTTCAATTCGCAGCTGGTTCAATCGAACCAACCGCAGTTTTGCTTAACCTAGAACATGACCGTACACGTCGAATTGGCAAAACGCTTTCAATTGAATCAAGCGACAAAGGCATTGACGCAACTTTCAAAATCGCGGAAACAACTGCGGGCAATGACGCATTGATCGAAGCGCAAGAAGGTTTGCGCGACGGATTCAGCGTTGAAGTTTCGTTTGACGAATACGAAACACTCAAAGACGGAACAGTACGCATTTTGGCTGGCGAATTAACTGGCGTCGCATTGACGTCAGAACCAGCAATCCGATCAGCGCGCGTGGAATCAGTCGCCGCAACAGAAGACGAAATTTCAGATTCGATAACCGAAACTGAAGCACCAACACCAACAGAAGGAGAAGACAAAGTGGAAGACACCGTCAAAGACGCTGCAACCGCCGAAACGGTTGAAGCCGCCCAGTCAATCACCGCAACTGCAAATGCAGTCGGTGGTTTCAAATCATCACCACGCATTGAAATAACTGCTGCGAAATATCTTGAAAACAAGGTTCTTGCTGCAACAGGTGACGAGAATGCACGTCAGTACGTTCTTGCAGCTGACAACACAACAGACAACGCAGGACTTGTTCCTACACGTCAGTTAACTGAAGTTGTCAACGGACTATCAACGACAATCCGCCCAAGCATTGACGCGATCTCTCGCGGTGCATTGCCTGACGCTGGAATGACATTTGAAATTCCTAAGATTACACAAGCACCAACGGTTGCTGTAACGGCTGAAGACGCAGCGTTTTCAGACACAGATCAGAACTCAGCGTTCCTATCAGTTGACGTTAAGAAATTTGCGGGGCAGCAAAAATTCTCCGTTGAATTGCTGACCAGAACTTCGCCCCTATTTTATGACGAGTTACTTCGTAACATGGTCGCGGCAATGGCTAAGGCGCAAAACTCATACGTCAACGGCATTTTGATTTCAAACGCGTCACTTGACGCAACAACAGTTGCAACTTATCCAACCGCTGCCGAATTGCTTGGCATTGTTGGACGTGGCGCAGCGAGCGTTTATGGCGCAACTGCGGGTCTTGCAAATCCATTTGCACGCAATATGATCGTGTCAACGGGTCAGTGGTCAAACCTCATGACACTGAATGACGCTGGTCGCCCAATCTATTCACAGGTTTCAAACCCTATGAATCAGGCAGGCGTCGCAGTCCCAACAAGCCTGACTGGCAACGTTGCAGGATTGAATCTCTACGTTGACCCAACAAACGGCGGCGACGGCGACGGAACAATCCTGGTTGTCAACCCTGACGCTTATACATGGTACGAAGGAACTTCATACCAGTTGCGCGCAGAATCAACCGCTGACGGTTCAATCACAGTCGGCGTCTATTCATTTGGTGCGGTGGCGAACAAGATTAACGCTGGCGCGTTCAAGAATAACAAGGCGTAAAGCCCACAAACTAATCATGCGGCGGGTTCTCCCGATCTCGCCGCAGTCGATCGAAAGGAACGCTCATGCCTAGTATTGTCACCGCAAGTCAACTGCGAACAGTGCTGGGCGTGAGCGTTTCGTTATACAGTGACAGTTATCTTGACGAGATAATAAACACTAGTGAAGCCGTAATTTTGCCAATGCTGGTGGCAAATACTTCAGCAATCAATTCATACAAACTTGAATCTAACGTGGCTTACTTCTACACCCAGCGCAGTCACCATTTTGTTGCTGGTCAATCGATCATTGTTGCTGGTTTGCCAGCGCCATTTACGGCAACCCACACAGTCGTAACCGCAACTGAGTATTCATTTACCGCTGCATTGACTTCATCAAATGTCACCTTGCGGGAAATCATTCCAATGGGTACGGCCACACTTTCAGGCTATTCAGCTGCCGACATTTATGCAAACAGTGCGCCTATCGAATCTGCAATTCTTGCGGTCAGTGTTGAAGTCTTTCAGTCACGCGTTGCAGCTGGTGGCCAGATCGAAGGCGTCGATTTTACTGCCACGCCATATCGCATGGGTCGCAGTTTGACCAACCGCGTTAGCACTTTACTTATGCCTTACCTAGATGTTGAAACGGTCGTGCAGTAAATGCCAGCCAATTCAGTCGCCGAAACCCGCGCAGCCCTAGCCAATTCGTTCAGTGCATTGGCCGCCAACATTTATGGGTCGGTTCCCGAAGCACCGATTCCACCTGCAATTGTGGTGGTTCCAGATTCGCCATACATGGAAGTTGTTTTAATTGGCAAGGCCAAAACCCAAGTCAAGATTAACTTTGCAATTTCAGCCATTGTTGCTTCCAATAGCAACGCAGGTTCACTTGATAACCTGGAAAAACTCATAATGGGAATTCTTGCGGCAATGCCCGCAGGATACGTTGTTGGACAAATCGAAAAGCCGACGGTTCTAGAAGTAGGACAGTCACCAATGCTGGTCGCCGACATCAACGTTTCAACTTACTACACACAGACAACATAGGGGACAAAATGCCAACGACAATCATTACTGGTCGCGATTTAGTCGTGACCATTGCAACCGTTAATTACGACGCGCAGGCGACCAGCGCAACACTTGCGAACAGTCCAACCGTCGAAACTTACCAAACACTTGACGGCAAGGCTTACAAGCACATTGACGACCAGTGGACATTTGACGTTTCAATGCTTGCTGACTGGGGCGCTGCAGGTTCATTGTGCGAGGCACTATGGACGGCTTGCGAATCAGCACCAAATACAACATTGGCAGTTTCGCTAACTGCAGTCACAGGCGCCGTTTTCGCGTTTAACGTTATGCCAGTATTCCCAGCAGTGGGCGGGGCAGCACCAGACGCACAAACCGTTGACCTATCATTCATTGTAGTAGGAACACCTACTGAAACCTTCAGTTAAAAAATAGAAATCGGGAGAAAAAATGAAACTACCAATAACAATTGAATACAACGACGGGGCGCAGGCGACCTACACGGCTGCGCCACCTGAGTGGGTAAAATGGGAGAAGCACACAGGACACACGATCAGCCAGGCACAGGAAAAAATCGGCATTTCCGATTTGGTATTTCTGGCCTATCACGCCATGAAGCGCGAAGCCGCTGGGAAACCAGTCAAGCCAATCGAAGCATGGACTGAAACGATCGCTGAAGTGATAGTCGGTGAAGCAAACCCAAAAGCCACCCAGTCGGAAGCCTAAACCGAATTGTTTGGGAGTTGGCCTTAGCAACCAACTTACCGAAAGAACAATTTGAAACGGCTGAGGACATTTTGACAGTGCTTGAAATTCTGGAAGGACGGGCAAATGGCAGCTGACGCGATCAGTTATGACAAGAATGAGTTGCGCGCCATTGTCCGTTCTTTCAAAGCAATGGACGAAGAAGCAACTAACCAGGCGAAGCAGGCAACCAGCGAACTGGCCACCTGGGTTCAAGGCAAGATTAAAGCCGCTGCGTCAAGCCGTACCCGTAACCTTCAGGACAATCGCGTTGCTGACGGTTCAAAGGTTTCAAAGTCTTCAAAAATTGGTGAGATTTCATTTGGCTACGCGGGACAAAAATTGAGTGGTGGCGCCTCAACCCAACAGATTTGGGGTGGCGCAGAATTTGGTTCAAATAAATATAAGCAATTCCCAGTCTGGTCAGGTCGTGAAGGTCGCGGTTCTCGCGGCTGGTTTATCTATCCAACCCTTCGAAGCGTTCAACCAGATATTGTCAAAAAATGGGAAGAATCGTTTTCTAAAATAGTTAAGGAATACAACTAATGGCTGGCAGTCGTACCCTCAAACTTTCAATCCTCGGTGACGTTGACAATCTCAACAAGTCGCTGAAATCAGCCAGTCAAGACGTTGATTCGTTCGGCGACAAAATGGGCAAGGTCGGAAAAATGGTTGGCGCCGCATTTGTGGCCGCAGCCGCAGCTGCAGGTGCCTACGCAATCAAAATCGGCATTGAAGGCGTCAAGGCCGCCATTGAAGATGAAAAGGCACAGACACAATTGGCACTGGCGTTGGAAAACGCTACAGGCGCAACACAGGCACAAATCAAGGCCACCGAACAATCTATCCTTCAAATGTCATTGGCCACAGGCGTTGCGGACGACGAATTGCGCCCAGCATTGGGTCGCCTGGTTAGATCAACGGGGGACATTACAAAGGCGCAAGATTTACTGGCCACCGCCCTGGATATTAGCGCCGCCACTGGCAAACCAGTCGAAGCCGTTGCAGTTTCACTATCTAAAGCCTATGACGGCAACACAACCGCGCTGGGCAGATTAGGCATTGGTTTATCAGCTGCGGAATTGAAAACAATGTCATTTGAACAGGTTCAAGGTCGTTTGTCAGATTTATTTGGCGGCGCTGCAGCCCGTAACGCTGATACCTACGCTGGACGAATTGCAAGAATGCAAATTGCGTTTGACGAAGCAAAGGAAACAATCGGTTTTGCGTTGTTACCTATTTTGGAAAAGATCATCAATTTCATAAATCAAAATGCGTTGCCAGTTATCAATGCGTTTTCAGGTGCGTTTAGCCTTAATGGTAACGGCCTGGGTGGAATCATTACCAATCTTGGAAACACAATTGCAAATGTTTTCACGCCAATTATTAACGGCCTAATCAAGGCATTTAATTACATCAAAAACGCACTAAGCGACAATTTAGAAGTATTCAAAACTTTCGGCAGTTACGTTGCAACGTATCTTGCGCCCGTCATTG